ACAGCCGCTCAAAACGGTATCTATGTTGTAACAAATATTGGTTCAGGTTCATCAAATTGGATTTTAACAAGAGCAACTCCTGAAGACCAACCTAGCGAATTAACAGGTGGAGCTTTCGTATTTGTAGAAGAAGGTACTGCTAACGGAGATAACGGTTATGTATTTACACATAATGGCGCTCCTACTTTTGGTACAACTGCTTTAGATGTAGCACAATTCTCTGGTGCAGGTCAAATTACAGCAGGCGCAGCTTTAACAAAATCAGGTAATCAATTAGATGTTGCAGTTGACGATAGTTCACTTGAAGTTAACGCAGACGCATTGAGAGTTAAAGCATTAGGTATTACAAATGCAATGTTAGCAGGTAGTATAGATGGTGCTAAGATTGAAAACTTTAGATTTGGTGGTGAAGATAGTTCAACTGGTACGGTTGAAATAGGAAATATTATGGAGTTTATTGCAGGTGAAGGTGTAAATACTTCAGCTTCAGGTAATCAGTTAACAATTGCAGGCGAATTAGCGAGTACATCAAACATTGGTGTTGCTTCATTTAATTCTGGCAATTTCACGGTTTCTTCAGGTGATGTGACCGTAACAACTATTGACGGAGGTTCATTCTAATGAAACTATGGAATAAAATTAAAAATTGGATAACTAAACCTTATTTAAAACCATTAAAATTAAAAAAAGAATGGGAAATAAATTTAAAAGATTTGAAAAATAAAACTAAAAAAGAATTAGAAAAATTAGGTAGAAAAGTCGGAGTTGAATTAGACAGACGACTAACTAAAGACAAATTAATAAAAGCAATAAAGAAACATATTAAATAATGACAACGGTAATAAAACCAAAAAGAAGTGAAACATCATTAGCTGTACCAACAGCTGGTCAATTACAAGTTGGTGAATTGGCAATGAATGTTACTGAAGGAAAGTTTTATACAAAAACTTCAGCTAATGCAGTAAAAGAAATGGGTGGTGCTGGTTCTGTAACACTACAAAATGTAACAACAAATGGTGCTAGTACAACTACAGATATTTTACTTGACCAAGGTGCTAATTTAATATTTGAAGGTAATTTATCAAATGCATATGAAACAACTTTAACTGCTGTTGAGCCAACTGCTGATAATACGGTTTCACTACCTAATCAATCAGGCGTTTTAGCAACTGAAGGTGATAATCTTGCTTTTAGTATAGTATTTGGAGGATAATAGTGGCAAGCACATTTAAAAATGCAGGTCTTGATGTTGGAGTATTAGACGATAGTACAGGAGATATTTACACAGCTTCTGGCTCTGGCGTAACTGCTGTTATTCATGCAGTTTATATTTCAAATTTAAGTTCTACAAATGCAGCTAAAGTAAATGTAAAAGTTACAATAGATGGCGGTTCAACATTTAGACATGTAGGTAGAAGTTTAAATGTTTCTGCTAATAATACATTGATTATGGATAAACCAATTAATTTAGAAAACAATGATAAATTAAGAATTTATGCAGACCCTAATCCAGATAGTTCATCTGTTGATGTTGAGGCGTTTGTAAGTATATTGGAGATTAGTTAATGGCTGTAGTAGGACAAGTAGTACCTGAAGGCGTACAAAGTAAAGAGAGTTTTCACGCTTTGAGAAGAAGCACGGATGGTATTCTTTATTACACAAAAATTGATAAAGATAATACAGATACAATTGATTTATCTAACGGCAATCCAGACCCTTTAATACAATTACCAACAAGTGGTAGTAATGTTGAAGCTAAAGAGGGTTATATTGATAGTCAATTATTTGCAGGTGATGGCTCAGATAAAACATTTGATTTGACGGTACCTGTTCCTGACGCAACTAGAATTAGAGTATATGTAAATCAAGTTTTACAGAAAGAAACAATAGATTTTACTTATTCATCTCCTACAATAACATTTAATATTGCTCCAGCAAACGGAGCTCAAATTGCAGTAGGTAGAATAAATAAGAGTTATAAAAACAACACAACTGACTTATATCAACAATATTTCTTTGAAGAAGGTGACGCTACATTTTTTGTAGATAGTGATGGTTATTTAATTAAAAGGGAAAACAGAGCATACAATCAAACAGCAACTACGGAAGACCCGACAACGATTGATTCGTCTATTTCGGTGGCTTCAACTAGTTACCAGGACGCTGTTTAATTTGTATAAATAGTAGTATTACAAGGTAAAAAATGGCAGATTTTAAACTAGGACGAATTAAATTTAAATGGAGAGGGGATTGGGCGGTCTCAACTGCTTATCTCATTGACGATATTGTAAAATATGGCGGTAACACTTATGTTGTAACTGCTAATCATACTTCTCAATCTTCAATAGCAAATTTTTATACAGATTTATCAGCGAGTAAATATTCATTACATTCTGAAGGATTATTTTTTAAAGGTAATTGGGCTGGTTCCACATTTTACAGACTAAATGACCTTGTTAAAAATGGTGCATTTCAATATAGATGTAAATTACAACACACTTCAGCTTCAACTTTTGCAATAGGTTCAAATTGGGAAGTATTCGCTGAAGGCTTACAATGGGAAGATACTTATAGTTCAAGCACAACATATCAAGACGGAGATGTAGTAACTTATGGTGGTTACACTTATGTTTATGTAAACGCTACACCTAGTTCTGGTAATACACCTACAGATAATTCATATTGGGATGTTGTAACAACAGGTTTTAAAGCATTAGGTACATACTCACATGGAACAGCTTACAAAACAGGTGACACCGTTCAATACGGTGGTAATAACTATGTAGCAACTGCTAATCATTCAAATCAATATCCATCAAATCAAAACGGAACGGTCAACTCATCTTATTGGACATTAAACCTTGAAGGATTTAATTACAGAGCGGCTTATGACGCTACTGCTACTTACAATATTGGTGATGTTGTTAGATTAGCTGCAACTTCTTATGTTGCAATAACAGACAGAATTAACAATGTGTCTCCAGATTCAGACGCAAGTAAATGGCAAGTGGTTGCACAAGGTGACTCTGGTGCTGTATTAAGCACAAGAGGTGATATAATTAAACAAGGTGCTGCTGCCTCTGAAAGATTAGCAATTGGACCTGTCGGTTCAGTTTTAACAACAGATGGTACTGACCCTAGTTGGTCTGCTCCTGAGGGTGCAAATGTTAAATATGTTTCAAACTCTGGTTCGGATAGTAATCCTGGTTCACAATATTTACCTTATAAAACAATTCACTATGCATTATCACAAGCGACTTCAGGAGATATTGTTGAGATAGATACTATTGCCGGTGGTACAGGCGGTACTCCAGCAACTTATGATGTTACTCAAACAAGTACAACAGGTTCAGGAACAGGATTTACTGCTAGAGTAACAACAGACGGCTCTTCAACACCTACTGTTATAATAACAAATGGTGGTTCAGGACACACAGCTGGTGATGATATTACGATTAATGGTTCACAATTAGGAAGTTCTTCAAATTTAACTTTTAATGTAACATCAGCTTCAGTTGGTGATGTTATCTATGTTAAAAATGGTGTTTATAGAGAAAATTTACCTTTAAGAATTCCTGCTGGTGTTACGGTACAAGGTGAATCTTTAAGAGGTACGGAAATTAGACCTGCTTCAAGTACAGGTTCTCAAATTAAAACAATTAACACAATCACAGGTGGAACAGGCGGTACTCCAGGAACATATAATCATGTACTTCAAACTAGTTCAACTGGTTCAGGAGTAGGATGTGTTGTAAATGTTACAACAGATGGTTCATCAACACCTTCAGTTACAATTTATCATGGTGGTAGTGGTCATGCTGTTGGAAATCAAATTACAATTGGTTCAGCTCTAATAGGTGGCGCTTCTGCTATGACATTTACGGTTGCTTCATTAGAAAATAATGACGCTACAAATATGTTCTTAATGAACAATACTACAAACCTTGTACAAATGTCAATGAAAGGTTTAACTGGCACACCAGGTGCCGGTGGTACTAGTAAAGCTGCTGTTGTATCATTAGACCCTAGTGGTTCAATTACAACTACATCTCCTTATGTACAAAATTGTTCTTCAGTTAGTGCAAATGCAACTGGTATTCAAATTGACGGACTTTTACATAGTGCAGGTAACAAATCAATTCTTGCAAATGACTTTACACAAATTAACTCTGATGGTCGTGGTGTTCATGCATTAGGTGGTGGTCGTGGTGAGATGGTTTCTATATTCACTTATTATTGTGATAAATCATTTTTCGCAGAATCAGGTGGATTTATTAGAGGTTTAAATTGTTCATCTGCTTACGGTGAAAAAGGTGCTGAGGCTACAGGTACTTTAGCAACTGAAAGTGCTGTATCAGTTCAAACTCGTGGTCAAATGTTAAAATATGACTCAACACAATTTTTAGGTGGTGCTACAGAATCAGATGTTTCAGATTGTATAGGAACACAAGGTGTTGGTACTGCTACAATATCAGGTGCTGGTGGTGCAAGTGCAACCATATTTAGAACAAATATTTCTACCGACCATTTTCATATAGAAAGTATTACAGGTTCATTTGTTAACGGTGAAACATTAACAATCACAAAAGAAAACTCAACTACATTCCAAGTTAAAGCGGCTTCATCAGCTGCTCAAACAGGACAAACAGGTGCCTTAATTGCAGTTGATTCAAGTGATAGCACACTCGGTAGTGCAAATGTAATCAAACTTGGTGCTAATGTTCAGTTTGCAGGTGACTCAACTTATTACAGAGTATCTGCTGTTAGTGAAGAAAATACTTCAAATAGACAAGCTACAATTCGTTTAACATCTGCTGTTACTTCAGGTAATGCAATTGCAGATAACACAGCAACAACAATTACAACAGGTTATTCAAATATTCGTTTAACAGGTCACGACTTCCTAAGCATAGGTACAGGTGGATTTGGAGATACAGCTTACCCTGGTAATCCTGGTCAACCCGCTGACCAATCAGACGAAGTAAACGAATTATTAGGTGGTCGTGTTTACTTTACATCAACTGACCAAAACGGTGACTTTAGAGTTGGTGATTTATTCAGAATTGAACAGGCAACTGGTGTTGCAACTCTAAACGCAGACGCATTTGACCTTTCTGGTCTAAATGAATTACAACTAGGTTCTATTGGTGCAGAGTTAGGTGCTACAATTAATGAATTTAGTACAGACGAAACATTAGGTAATGACGCTAATACTGCCGTGCCTACTGAAAGAGCTATTGTAGGTTATACTCAAAGAGATAAAATGGGTACAGGTCATTTAGTACCACCAACTGGTACAACTTCTCAAAGACCAACAGGTGATAGTCTAAAAACTGGTGGTATAAGATATAACTCAACTCTAGTTACATGGGAAGGTTATAACGGAACACAATGGACAGGTTTAGGCGGTGGTAATCCTTGGGCGACACATACTGCTGATGGTTCAACTGCTTTAACGGTAGCTGCAAATGATAGATACTTTATTGATACTACTTCAGGCGCTCAAACGGTAAATTTACCTGCTTCACCCCAAACAGGTGACCAAGTATCATTAGTTGACTTAGCTGGAACAGCAGACACAAACAATATTACAATTGGTAGAAATAGTTTAAAAATTATGGGATTATCGGAGGATTTAGTAATATCAACAGAGAATGCTGGTATTCAATTAGTTTATACTGGTTCTACATATGGATGGAAATTAACAAATAACATCTAATAAGGGATAAATAATAATATGTCAGATTTACAAGATTTTACACAGAAAAATAGAAGACACACAGGTACAACTGGAATTCTAGTATCGGATACTGGTTCTGGTTCAGGTGATAGAGTTAATGAAAAAGGTCGTTTAAGATTTAATGATACATCTGACCTTTTAGAATATTATAATGGTAATGACTGGAAATCAATTGACGCTCCTCCATCAATTACAGGTTTTACTTTAAATGATGTTGGTGGTAGTGCTGTTACATCAGTTAATATTGATAACGAGGCCTCAGGTACTAGTACAATTGAAGTATTAGGTTCTTTATTTGATACAACAAATGGTACTATAACTTTTGTTGGAACAGCAGAAAATATTTCGCCTGTATCAACTACAAGAAATAGTGCAAACAAATTTACGATTACGATTACAAATTCAGATTTTGATATTTCAAATAGCCCTTATACAATAAAATTAACAAATGGTTCAGGATTATCTGCTGAAGTAGTGGCGGCTATAAGTGCTGACCAAACAACACCTACATTTACAAATGCAGCTGACACAACTTTCACATTATTTGATAGCACTAGGGATGCTGGTATTGCAGCTGCCGATTTATGTGGTGCTTCAGGCGCAAGTTCATTTGCTGTTACAACAGGTTCTTTACCATCAGGTTTATCAATGACATCATCAACAGGTGCAATTACAGGAACAGCAGACGCAGTAGGTTCAGATACAACATCAACATTTACGGTTACGGCTACAGGTGATGACGCAACGGCAACAAGACAATTTAAAATTACGGTTAAAGCTCCAAGTATAACACAAATAACTTCAACAGGTGCAGGAAACTTTTCAGTACCAACTGGAGTGTCATCATTAAATATAATGATGGTTGCAGGTGGCGGTTCAGGCGGTACTTCATTAGGAAGTGGTGCAGGCGCTGGCGGTATGTTAGAAGGAACTCTAACGGTAACACCAGGTTCTACTATCGCTTACAATGTAGGTGCTGGTGGTACACAATCTCAAGGCTCTGATTATCATTCAGGTTATTATGGCTCAAATACAACATTCGGACCTATTCCAGGTCCTGGCGCAACAGCAACTGCCGTAGGTGGTGGTTATGGATGTGGCCATGCTTCAGGAGGTCCTAAAGGTTCAGGTACTCCTGGTCAACAAAACTCAAATCAAGTTAATATAGGTGGCCAAGGTGGTTCATCAGGTGGAACAGGAAGTGCTGACCAACCTTCTAACAATGTAGCAGCTGCTACAACAATTCAAGGTGATAGTGCAGGACTAACAGGTTACGGAAATTATGGTGGCACAGGCGGCGGTAATAATCCTCAACATAGTCATTCTGGAGGAGGCGGCGGCGGTGCCGGAGGTGCAGGCGGTAATCCTTCTGGAGGTAATTCAGGTAATGGCGGTGTAGGTAGAGTTTCAAATATTACAGGCTCTCCTGTTTACTACGCAGGAGGCGGTGGTGGAAGTTATCATCCACCTCAAGGTGGTTCAGCAGGTTCAGGCGGAAACGGTGGTGGAACAGCAGGTGGAACAAGTGGTAACCGTTCATCAGCAGGTACAGCAAATAGAGGCGGTGGCACAGGTTGTGGAGGACATCCAGCCGGCGGCGGCGGTACAGGTGGTCCTGGAATCATTGTCATAAAAATTTAAGGATAAAAAAATGGCATTTAAAAGATACGCAGTTATTAAGTTAGACCCACCAGAATCTAATTCTACAGGAGGTATGGTGGAAGATTTTGTATATATTTTAGATGGTTGGAGTAGAACAGATGGCCAATTAACTCAGCATTGGGCAACAAAGGTTGATGAATATAAGTTAGTTCAAGTTGAAGATGAAACGGAAATTAAAGTAGGTTGGATATATACAGACAAGACACACGAATTTATAGCTCCTTAAACGAGTATAAATAATTATAGTATGATATGAAAGGTGATTTTTTAAAATGCAAACAAAACTTGATTTTTGGTTATGGAATTCAGTAATCTCAAAAACAGATTGCCAAAAAATAATAGATAGAGGTTTAGAACAACTTGATATTTTACATAAAGAGGGGTTTGATTCTAACGCAACAACTTTTGGCGACAATCACAAAACTGATACTAGAAGTATCTCTCAAAAAGATTTAACACAACAACAATTAACAGAAAAAAACATCAACGAAAATGATGTTTATATAAGAGATAGTAGAATATCTTGGTTAAGTGACCAATGGATATATGACTTAATATGGCCTTGGGTTTATAAATCAAATAATAGAAGCGGTTGGCATTATGAATTTGACTATGCTGAACCAGCTCAGTTTACAATTTATAATAAAGACCAATTTTATGGTTGGCATAGTGATGGTCCAAATGATGTTCATTCTGTAAAAAGAAGAAAAATACCTGGTGTATATGACGAAAATCATGTAGATAAATCTTTATTTACCTATGTAGATGGTGTCATGGGTAAAGTTAGAAAATTATCCGTAACATTAATGTTATCAGACCCAAATGATTATGAAGGTGGTAATTTAAAATTTGACAGAGGCGAACATATTAAAGATAGATATGTTGAAATATCAGATGGTATGGTAAATCAAGGTTCATTGCTTGTTTTTCCTAGTTATAAATATCATTGCGTAACTCCTGTTACAAAAGGCACTAGATATTCTTTAGTAGTTTGGTTTAATGGAAGGCCTATGAAATGATAAATGAAGCTAAAAAATATTTTAATGAAAATGGATATGTAGTTATTGAAAATTTTTTGAAACCAGAAATGTTTTGTCTTTTATATGAATACATGAAAATGAAAGCTCGTAGAGAATTAATAAAAGAAATTTCTCCTAAGTCATCACACTTATACGATAAAGATTTAGATGGTTCATTTATAGACGAACAAGCTCCAGGAGCTTTTTCTTTATATGGCGACCCTTTAATGGATTCTCTATTACAAAATTCTACAAATTTTATTTCTAATACAATTGAAGTTGATTTAATACCAACTTACTCATATTGGAGATTATACATTACAGATAATGAATTAAAAAAACATAAAGATAGGCCTAGTTGTGAATATTCTACAACTTTATGTATTGGGTATGATACTAGTAATGTGAAAGAAAAAAAATACAATTGGCCAATTTATATTAAATCACATAATGGTGAAACAAAATCTGTAATGTTAAATCCAGGTGATATGGTAATCTACAAAGGATGTGATGTTGAACATTGGAGAGATAAATTTAAAGGATTAAATCACGCTCAAGTTTTTTTACATTATAATAATAAAAACGGAGAGTATAGTGAAATAAATGATGGAAGAGAATTTTTAGGACTTCCAAGTGTTAACACATAAAAAAGGATAAAAAATATGGACGCAAAAACGCAAGAAAATTTACGAAAACATGGTGGCTTCGCATTTGATTTTGGTGAAATAAAAGATGAACACAAAAAAGCAGTAGAAGAAGCCATAAAAATTCTTCAAGAAAAAGGTGTGGATAAAGGCACATTAGACGACTTAAAATTAAAGTTTCAAATAGAATCATTACCAAAATACGATTTCAATAAAAGTTTAATGGTTCAGTTTTGTAAAAAAAATAATATTAATATAATAGAACAGGGGTTTGTAACCGAAACTAAAGACGGAAAAACTAAACTTTATCCTATGTGTGCAATTGTTGAAGAGGTTAGAGTTTTAGATAAATTATTTGGAAGCATTTATAATGCTGGTATGGAAACTGCAAAACAAAATAAGTAATAACTTTATTTAACGGTGTATTATTATGGAAAGTGATGTAAATTTTACATATTTATTTGGTAGTCCTTTGTGGAATTATGATATTACATCTATTGACAGGAATGTATTAAAAAATTATATTCTTGATTTAAAAAATAAAGACAAAGGCCGGGTTTTTTCTAATAGTGGTGGAGGTTGGCAATCAAATAATATACCTTTAGATATACCAGAATTCAAAGAATTTTATTCTGTTATTGAAAAAATGATGAATTCTTGTTTTAAAGAATTAAATGGCAAAACTGATAAATATAAAGTAGTTATAGAGGATTGTTGGGCAAATGTAAATACAAAAGGTTCTTTTAACTGGCCACATGTACATGACGGATTTTTATCATTGGTTTACTATGTAGAAGCAGATGAAGATACAGGAGATATACAATTTATACATCCTTCTAAACTACAATCAGCAAAATGGGATTATACAATGTTTAATAATGAACATATAACATCTACAGACGCAAGTTGGATATTTCATCCTATTACAAGCAGATGTTTAGTTTTTCCTAGTTGGTTGGAACATAAAGTAAATGTTAATAACACAAATAAAACGAGAATAAGTATCTCGTTAAATACAGAGTTAAAAAAAATATTATGAAAAATGTAAAAAGTATTATAGTTCTAGGTGGTGGTAGTGCTGGTTGGATGACAGCTTCTACACTTATTAAAGAATATCCAGATAAAGAAATTACCGTAATAGAAAGTCCAAATACACCGACCGTGGGTGTTGGTGAAAGCACAATAGGTGGTATAAAATATTGGACATCTTATCTAGGTATAGATGATAATGAATTTTTTAAATTTACAGACGCTACTTATAAATTAAGTATTAGATTTGAAGACTTTTACAAAATAGGTGATGGTGGCTTTCACTATCCTTTTGGTGGTTCACAATATAATAGTGATGGTGGATATAATGATTGGGTATTAAAAAAACACATTTATCCAGAAACTCATAGGTCGGATTTTGCTACTTGTTTTTATCCACAAATGGCTTTAGTTAATAACAATAAACTTTTTGATAATGAAAATAATGAAATACCTTTTGATTTTAGAGAACATACAGCATATCATTTTGACGCAACAAAATTTGGATTATTTTTAAAAGATAGATATTGTTTACCTAGAGGTGTTAAACATATTAAAGATGATATTAAGACAATAGAAAAAAATGATGAAGGTATACAATCTTTAAATAACAAGTATAAAGCAGATTTATATTTTGATTGTACAGGTTTTAAAGCACTTTTATTAGATAAGACATTAAATGAAGAATTTGAATCTTATTCAGATATGTTACCTAATAATTCAGCTTGGGCTACTAGAGTCCCTTATAATAATAAAAAAGAAGACATAAATTGTTATACTAATTGTACTGCTATTGAAAATGGTTGGGTTTGGCAAATACCTTTATGGTCTCGTTGGGGAACAGGTTATGTTTATTCAGATAAATTTGTTGATGATGAAACAGCATTAAAAGAATTTAAAAATCATTTAGATAAAAAAGGCCAAGATTATAGTAACGCAGAATTTAAAAATATTAAAATGCGTGTTGGTATTCACAAAAGATTATGGGTAAAAAATGTTGTTGCTATAGGTTTAGCAGCAGGATTTATTGAACCTTTAGAAAGCAATGGTTTATTTTCAGTACATGAATTTCTAATGAAATTTGTTAGAAATGCACAAAGAGATATTATTACTCAATGGGATAGAGATAACTATACTTTTCAATGTAAAAAATTATTTAGAAATTTTGCAGAATTTGTTGCCATGCATTACGCAATGTCAAATAGAGATGATACAGAATATTGGAGAGCTAACGCTAATAAAGAATGGGAACCAGCTCTAGTAAATTTATCTCCTTTATTTCATATTGGTTTTTTACAAGCTGCTGACCAAAGAGATTGGCAAAGAAATTTTCCAGATGGTGGATTACATTGTATAGCATTTGGTATGGAATGGTATCCTTTAGACGCACCTATTATTAAATGGCTTGACGGCTCTAATGATGAGCAGTTTAAACAAAGGTATCTCGCTTCAGTTATTAGTTTAGATAATAGAAAAAATCAATGGAATTTAATAGTTCAGGATAAACCAAGTTTTTATGATTATCATAAACAAAAATTTTATAATGATAGGAATGAATAGTGAATTATGAGATAGATAATTTTATAGGCACATTTGATAATGTGTTTGATGAACAATATTGTAAATCAATAATAGACCATTTTGAAAAATTAAACAATTTTCATAGAGTAAAAAAACGAGCTGATATTACAGGACAATCAGCTATGGAACAACAAACGGATGTTTATTATCCACTTTTAGAAAATGATAGTTCTTTCATAAGTGCCAATGAGGTAATGTTACAAGAATTTAATATTAAATTACAAGAATGTTACAAGTTATATACAAAAAAATATCCTGTATTAGAAACTATGGAAAGACATAGATTAAATTTAGATGTCAAATTACAAAAAACAATACCAGGTGAGGGCTATCATATTTGGCATTGTGAACATAACGGTGTCGCTTTTGGTAAAAGAATGTTTTTAGTGATATTATATTTAAATGAAGTTACAGGTGGTGAAACTGAATTTTTATATCAACACAAAAGAATTGCTCCTAAAACAGGAAGATTAATGATTTGTCCTTCAGGATTTACACATACTCACAGAGGCAATCCGCCTTTAGAAGGATGTAAGTATATTTTAAATGGTTGGATAGAGTTTATAGAATGAATAAAAGAAAAATAGTATATTGGGCTCCTTGGTTTGTACCACAAGAAATGCACCATTGGAACATGTTGTTTATTGAACCTCAAAAATTATTAAATAAAGTAATCAAAGAGGTGTCAAATACAAGTGATGATAGATTAAAAGGCATGATAAGATGTCCTGCTTTTTCTAGTTTAGGTAAAAACACCTTTTATGTTGAAAATCCTATGACTACTGAATTTGATATAATTGATGGTGAAATTAAATATAGAGGAGATAATTTTTATCATTGTACAATATCAAAAGGTAAAAATACATTTAAATATGGATTATCTTATATATTTTTTTCTGAAGATGATTTAGAATTGATGATGACAGCTCCACGCTTT